AACCGCGTCTCCATATAAGTCGTCAGATTCTTTTTTATAAATCCAATGCTCTATAGGTTCTTTCATACTCACCATACCAGTCATTAAACCGATACGCGTGCATTCATAATTCATCGCGTCGTCAATCGCAGAAAGCAACATTAAAAATTTTCTAATTGTCATATTATAAATTTCTTCTATTTTATAATTAGATTTAGCTGCGACGCACACAATTTTTCGTTCCAAAGTAGCCGTTCCCGTCTTATTTTTTTGTGCCAAAAGTTCTTGTTTTTTTCGCTGATCTTCTCTTAATATGGGATCTACAAAACTATCGTCTTTGTAATCAGGAAGATTTTGGTACATTATTATTTGTCGTAACAAATCAAACTCTTTAACCGTAATAGTAATTCCATTTACAAGCAATTCTTTTTGATTTGTTTCTTTGTTGGTTTGATATTTTATATTTATATCAAACTCATCTTCTTCCCCATCTTCACCTTTATAACAATCACAATGAAAAACATGTTCTTTATCGAGTGCTTTAGATAAAAAATCGTAATAATTATAAATCTTACCACACTTCCCGCACCTGACGCCATATTGAATGTGAAAAACAAGTTCGCACATTCTAATTAAATATTGCGAATATTTAGAAGCCTCTTCGGGTTTTGATTTGTCATTCATTTTCAATAAGAGATATCCAAGGTTAGATGTCCCAATGCCCTCAATACACTCCATTCTATTCAACGTTAGACACTCTGAGGCAGCTAAAAATTCATCATGATGTTGTATATTTACTGGGTATAGTGTTAATCCCTCTTTAAATGGAATCGGTTTGTCAAATTGAAAATATTGTTCATTTAAGCGATATAATTCATTTACAATCTCTTTAGGTAAATTTGGATTATAAATTTTCATTTAAACCACCTCTTTACCACCCACAAGAAGGGTTAGAAGATTGTTGCCCCATAAGCGTTGAGAATGTTACAGCATAACCAAGATATGAACGATTATTCCACACATAACTCCTTACCCCGCAATACGGGCTAACTTGTTGATTACACTGTAATTCTCCAACGCCATCGACATATAAACCGTTTAAAATAGCCAAAACACACTTTAAAATAGTGGTCGCTCGGCTCTTCGTCGGGATTAAGATATTCCCATCCTCATCGGTTTCGGTCGGGTTCGTCAGCGGATTTTCTTCGTCATCCGCATCGCCGTAAACGTTATTGATTTTGTTATGAACTATGATTTCAAGCGTTACATCGACTTTTGAACACACAGCGTTATACGGCTCAATTCGGCTCACGTAAACGTCAAGCCTCGAAGCCTGCTTTGTCCAACCGTCGTCGATGAACGGAAGTAAAAATACATTATAATTGCCTGCGTCGCCATTGTCACGATAAACCATTTTGTACTTCTCTTTGTTGTTGAGTTCGTCGTTCATAAGGCAATCAGGGGTGTTATATTTCAGCAACTTCCACAAATACTTGCCGTATTTTGAGTCGCTGTTTACCAACGCGTGTATAATTCGCCACTCCAACCCGTCAAGGTCGTTATAACGATTATATCCGTTGTCGTCAAAATACATAGGAAGCCCCATGTGCGTTTCCTCCTTTTCTCACTTTCACTCAAGCCCACGGAGGCTCAAAACGAACGATTGTTTCATCTCTTTGCCTGTCGGACTGTTTTCCGCCGATATATAAGCCATAACGACGAGTTCTTTGCGAGCGTAAACTTTCAGTCTGCGAAGTGTAAACGTGCCTTTATCGTCATCATCAACGACTTCGACGTATTTCTCGTAGTCAGCCATATCGACAACGTAGAAGTCTTCTCCGTCTTTCGTGATAAGGAACGCATAACCCGCATAAGTATTCGGGTCATAAACCGCAAACGGAACAAGTGTGCCGAGCGTTATGCTGATATTGACAGGCGCTTCGACCAACGCGTCGCCCTGGAATAAACCGACTTTAAACGTAATCGGTTCGCTGTATAATTCGGTCGGCATCGGAGTAGGTTCGTAGAATCTAAACGTATACCCCTCGCTAACGTCAGGCGGCGTAACCGTGATTTGGTCTTCCGCTTTATTATACGCGAGATAAACGTGTTCTTTTCCGTAAACCTCTTTATCGAAAATGTCTTGCTCACTCTTTTGGTCAACGGTCGCATATAACACAATTAACCCATTATCCTTCGCTTTGTAAGTGCTTCGGCTGTTGTAATTTTCAATGTTCGTTACTTTATAAACCGTGTCGTAACCGACGATAAAACGTTGGTTCACGTAATAACCACGCGTATAATCGTTCGCCTGAACAATCATCACGATGCTGTCTTTTTGTGTTAAAATCGTCTCATTGAAATGGAAGCCAGTCCCAGACAAATCGGTTCCTGCGATAACCTCTTCGATGTGAACGTCGTTGTAGCCGTCTGCGTTCTTGAAAACCGAGGCAATTGTGCCATTACAACGAGTTATTACAACCGAGCTCGTAGGGTCTGTCACGTTTATATTCGTTGCGAGCCAGCAGAACTTATCCACGTTATCTTCTTCAAGATCGAAGTTAAACGAGAAACGGTATTTCATCCCGAGAACTTTGTTGTGTTGAATATCACGGAATACGAGCTTCTTATAGTCGTCCGCGAGCTTTTCGCCTTTGTCGTTTTTGAGTGTCTGAATAACAACCTCGATCGGGGTATAATTATCCGTGCCCCAATCTTCGATCCCTTGCTCTTCGACGTCAACCCTGTTAGGACGATATTTCCAATCGGCGTCGATTTTATCTTGTAATGTGTGTAAGTAGTAGTTATATTTTGAATAATTCTTCGGCGTTTGGGAAATTGTTTTATAAGGTTCTCCGTTATTAGCGCCGACATTGTTTTCGAGATCGTAAACATAAGAAGTTGGGGTGAACGCGCTGTTTATTACTTTGCTCATTTTGCCGCCTCCTTCTCGCGGGCGTCAATCAAATCAATAAGATAGTTAATTTTACGCTTTATCTCGAAAATTTGTTTTTTTATTGCTTTAAATTCGACTTTGTTGAAATCGCGATAAACTACATTGAGTTTTACGATTATTTCAACTAGTTCATTGTCGAATAATTGGTTAGCCGAGTTTAACTCGACGAGTTGTCCGTATATGAAATCACGAGGGTCGATCCCCGTTTCTTCTCTCTCCTCAACAAGATGCAAAATCTTTATCATCTTGCCGATAAGCTTTTCGAGGAATTTCTTTTTTGCGGCGTCGGAAATTATTATGCGGTTTTCAAACGTATTAGTATCCATACCAACTCACGCTCCTGTTCCGCAAATCCCAATCGAGCTTGTTCTGCAACGAATAAATCTCGAATTGCAAATCCTTTACCCAATCGGTCTTCGTCTTTAACGAGTTTGCGGGCGAATGAAGTTTAAAGTCGGTGTCGTTGAGCAAATTACGAATATCAAGCAAGAAATTTTGCTCTTTCTCTGCCCATGCGATTACTGTTGTTCTTGCGAGTATTTCCGTTACACGCTTTGTCATCGAATCGCCGATTGCTTTCCCTGCGGCGACAAAATCCGCCGTAAATGCGCCTGCTTTATACCACTCGATTTCATATTGTTCGCCATCGTTCACGGGGTTCGCGAACTCGACGGTTTTAGCGGTCGCGTCATAAGTCGCTTCCGTTTGGTGTTTGATTAACACGCCTTTTTTGTTCGGCGTGTCTATGTAAAATACAATCTCCGCGTCCTCGGGTATGTCCATCGTGACATCATAAGTCTGCTTTCCAGCTTCGCACTTTCCGACTTCTGTCTCGCCAGTCGGTTCGTCGTACTGTGCAAGCGCGTCGGCTACTTTTATCGGGTTGGAAAAGTAACTTAAACCGTTGATGAGGAAATTGTACATTATTTTCTGAAATTCAATTTTATTTGTCAAATAAGCTCTGTTGATATCGGGGTCATCAATAAGATTAACCGTCCGCTCGTAAATATCTGAGAACTGAATCATTGGTGTTCCCCTCCGTTATTTTTTTTATTTTAAAAGCCCCAAATTATCTTGCAATAAAATGGGGCTTTTATTCGTTTGGTTAAATCATTGTGTTTTAGCGAAGTATTCGTTCGTTAAATTTTCAAAATACATCAAAATATCCTTGTTGGAGACAAACTCTCTTTCGTTTAATCTTCGGGGTTTTTCATCACCGAACCCCTTACACCACTTACTTAACGAGTTTTGTCGTATACAAAAAGTTTGTTCGAAATTATAAACTGTATTTGATAATAAAAATTCTTTTGCTTCATAAGATAATCCATCAATATTTGAAACTTTATAAAGCATTTCTCTTTCACTACTCGAAACACCAATTTCACCTATTTCTTTTTTGTCTTTTATTAGAGTGAGTCGAATGGATTCTCCCAGCATACGATATTTTTCTATATCGCCATTTGAGGCAAGGTTTCTTATTATTTCTAACGGCTTGTAGGTTATAATTTCAGTAACTTCTGCTTGATCTTCAAATCCATCAAACATTTCAATCTCAACTTCGCAACCGTATTTTCGAGCACTACTTCTAACTTTGTCCAACGCAGAAAAATCTCTCTCGGTAAAATTAACAAAACCTCTCATTTTAATACCTTACGATGTTTGGTCTTGTCGCGGTCTGCGTGGTCGAAGGTTTTCTGTCAAGCTCGACCAAAAGGTTTTCGAGCTTGCCGCCCGTTATATCGTTAAATGCCTTAACGCGTCTAATGTCTCTAAATCTCGGATCGCCGTCATAAGCGCATCTAAGCCAGTAACTTACGAGGTTTTCTTGACCATATTCGGGCAGCCTTCCATAAACTTCTTCAATCTTCGACATTGGAATATCTCCGAGTGTTTTGATAAACGTTTTGTCTATCGGGCAATCACTTACAGTTGTTACGCCGTATTTTTTCGCTTCTTCTTCGTAACCCTTTGCGACGCAGAGCAAACCTTTTGCAAACCACCCTCTATGTTTTGAAAGCAATTCCTCGAACTGCTGCGTGGTAAGCTCTCTTTCTTCGCCAAATTCAGTCATACCAATATATAGATTGGAAAGATGAATGTTGGTTCCGAGCGAAGGATCCATCTGTGCAAGATGTACGATTTTGATTTTACCTTCTGGTTTAGCTACGTTTGTCGCAGAAGCCGTCATCTGGTTTGAAGCCATCGTCTGCATAAGTTGCGCCATAAGGGCGATTGCGTCGTCAATTTTGGAAGTTTTTTGTTCCGCTTTTTTTGTGGTAACTTCCTCAATAACATCTTCTTTTTTTGTCGTTGTTGTTGCCATAATTTTCTCCTTTTACTACTTTTATCATACAAAAACGCCGCTTGCGCGACGTTGTTTGTCTCAACTAATTTCTTGCGGTTTTGTCCATAAATATTTTTTAGAACCAGCGCCCCAAATTTGGGCGATAGCTGCTTCTTTGAATTCTTTGTTTTTACTTGGACTTCTATTCACAACTATATTGCCTTTTAGATACCATTTCATATCTGGGCCAGTATATCCTATAAATTTCATAC